AATGTAGATATTATACAATTACAAAAAATGGTTTTTTTGTATAATGCTCTTCAAGAAGGATGGACAATAAAAAAGCAAAATGATTATTATATATTTAAAAAAAATCATGAAGGTAAAAAGGAAGTATATTTAGATAACTATTTAAAGCAATTTCTGTCTAAAAACTTAAATTTGGAACAAATTTTAAATAATTGATAATAATTATTTTTTTTTTAAAAAAATTATTTTCTTTAGCAATATTATAATATGGGAGGAGGACTTATGCAACTTGTAGCTTACGGCGCCCAAGACGTCTACCTTACAGGTAACCCACAAATCACTTTCTGGAAAGTCACTTACAGACGCCACACCAACTTTGCCATGGAATCCATTGAACAAACTTTCAACGGTCAAGCCGATTTCGGCCGCCGTGTTCAATGCACCATCAGCCGCAACGGTGATCTTGCTTACAGAACATACTTACAAGTAACATTACCCGAAATCGGTCAAGATCTCGCCAACAGCACTGCCGGCACTGGTGTTTACGCCCGCTGGTTAGACTACCCCGGTGAACAACTTGTCAACATGGTTGAAGTTGAAATCGGTGGTCAACGCATAGACCGTCAATACGGTGACTGGATGCACATCTGGAACCAACTCACACTCACCACTGAATGTGAACGTGGTTACAACAAAATGGTCGGTCAAACTACTGAATTAACTTACTTAACTGACCCCGAATTTGCCGCCGTTGACAGCCCATGTGCCGCTGCTGATGTTCCCGGTGCCACTTGCACCCCAAGAAACGCCTTACCTGAAACAACTCTTTACGTCCCACTTCAATTCTGGTTTTGCAGAAACCCAGGTCTTGCCGTTCCATTAATTGCTCTTCAATACCACGAAGTTAAAATTAACCTCGAACTTAACCCAATTGACCAATGCTTATACGCCGTTCAACTTATCGGTACAGACAACCCAGCCGCTGTTGGTGCCGAAGCCAAAGTCACAAAAGCTTACCAACAATCTCTTGTTGCTGCTTCCCTCTACGTTGACTACGTCTTTCTTGATACCGATGAACGCAGACGCATGGCCCAAAACCCCCATGAATACCTCATCGAACAACTTCAATTCACAGGTGACGAATCCATCGGTTCCGCCGCCAACAGAGTTAAACTTAACTTTAACCACCCATGCAAAGAACTCGTCTGGGTTGTCCAACCTGATGCCCACGTTGACTACTGCTCACAAACTGTTAACGGCAGTCTCTTAAACCGTGCTCTTGGTGCTCAACCATTTAACTACACAGACTCCGTTGATGCTTTACCCAACACAGTACGTGCTTTCAGCGGTAACGTTGGTGTTGCTGGTGCCACCGCTGCCCCAGGTAACAACGACTTCATCACAGCATCCGGTCTCTTCCAAGATCCTCTTGCCGAAGATGTATCCCAACAAAGTGTTCAACCCGGTAGCGTAAACCAAGAAGGTACAGAAACCAGTGATACTGGTTTATACAGCAACCAACAAGCCGGTTCCTCCGTCTCCGACGCTGGTGCCTTCGTTCTTGCCGAATCTGCCCTCAACATGCACTGCTGGGGTCAAAACCCAGTTGTTACAGCCAAACTTCAACTTAACGGCCAAGACCGCTTTTCTGAACGTGAAGGTACATACTTCGACCTCGTCCAACCATACCAACACCACACCAGAAACCCCGATACCGGTATTAACGTATACTCCTTTGCTCTTCGCCCCGAAGAACACCAACCATCCGGTACATGCAACATGTCTCGCATAGATAACGCCTCACTCCAACTCGTTGTCAGCTCTAACGCCATTGGTGGAACCAAAACCGCCAAAGTCCGCGTTTACGCCACTAACTACAATGTCCTTCGTGTCATGTCGGGCATGGGTGGATTGGCTTACAGTAATTAATTTTCTTAATAAAATTGAGTTAACTGTTCCTTTACTAACAAAAACAACTTAAAAACAATTCATATTTATAACTTATAACTATGAATTCTAACATTCATCCTATTTATGGAAACTTTGAATACAACCTATGGAAACCAGTTTATTTCCATAAAACAAATAAAAATTCAAAACAGCATGAATTTGGTAAACATCCTAATTATGAAATTATGTTTATAGACAATAATGAAACTCCTTTTATTATTCGTCATAAAAAAACAAAGAATTATATAAACGTATGTCGCAATAGGTTTATTCTTGCCAATAATAAAAGTAATAAAACTTATACTGATATACATATTGCTGTCGCATCAGCATTTCCACATATTTTACCAAAGGAAACAATAGACCATATAGATGATGACCCAACAAATAATCATATAACTAATTTGATGTGGATGGATAGAAGTGAAAATTCACGAAAAGGACAAAAAAAAGCTGTAAAAAATAGTAATTCAAATGGAGGAAGGCGTGGTAAATTCATTCTTATGCGTAAACCAGATATTGAAGATAAGAAAAATCGTGAAAAATCTGTTATTATAGGTTCATTTAGAAGTATAGAAAAAACAGCACAATTTATTATTGAGAATGTTATTCAAAAAGATAACAAACCACAACAAAAAACAATTTCCTCAAAAATTAGACGTGCTATTTTAAGACCAGAATTAACCGCATATGGGTATTATTATGATTCTTTTGAAATTAAAATAGATAGTGAAGAATGGAAATCTCATCCACAATGTCCTGAATATGAAGTATCAACACATGGACGTTTTAGAAATTCACACGGAATCATTTCATATCAAAAAAGAATACGTAATGGAGCAAAATATAGTTTAGTTGGATTTGGAACATCTAATAAATATATCCATAAACTCGTATGGGAAACTTGGGTTGGTGAAATTCCATATGGAATGGATATAATGCATAATGATAATGCTCCGTTATGTGAAGATGGAACATATCGTAACTGGTTATGTGATTTATCTATTGGGTCAAGAAATGAAAACATGAAATCATTTCATAATAATTATAATTCTGAGAATGAAAAACAAGTTAATGAGAAATTATTAGAAAATATACCAGATATATCTATTCTAGCACCCACACGAAAGTTTCCTAAGAATCCTTTGGGTGATTTAATGCGAAATGCTCCTCAGGGAATTCAATATCAACAACCGAAAAATCGTGGGAGTAAATATGTTCTTAGTCGTTTGTTTTCAAAGGAAGGTAAAGATATAAGTTCAACTGGAAAAAAGAAAATTACTGATGAAGAAAAGTTTTTGGAGATTCTTAAAATTTATCAGGAACAATGTTTGGAAAATAAACAGGACAATTCCTATATGAAAATAAATATTGAAGAATATAAAAAATATATTCCACAAGATTTGAATACGGAGTAAAATTATAATCGTCAATTTGGATTATTACAATGTTTTATAAAAAATTATTAAATTAATTTATTTATTTACGTATTTTCAAGATGACTGATTCTTTCTTCTAATTTTTTAATTGTATCTTCTTGACTAAGTAAAATTTTAACAATTAATTCAAATTTTGGATTTGTGGAATGAAGCATGCTTACTTGTTCATATACACCTCTATATTTAAATTTACTACTTTTTGCGTGAGTTTTTAAATACTCTATTGACATATCATTTAAATTTTTTAATTTTGTTATGCTTTCTTGGTTCATTTCAAAATTTTCCATTTCGTATATATTAACAATTAATTTGCTATTATTTCTATTTCAATTTAATATTATAATAGTCCATTTGGATTATTATAATGTAAAAAATTAACATAATTGAATGAAAATGTTGAAGAGATAAATCGAAATTAACTAGCCTTTAAGAAATTTTAATAATTTTTGTGAATATTTGTTAAGATTTGATAATTTTATAATTTTATGATTGTCTAGTCTTTCAAGAACATTCAAATATTTTTTTAATATATTAATGTCATTACAACAAGGATTACTGAAGTCTTTATAAAAATAATGTGTATCATCCATTATATTAATAAACAAGTTAATAAATTATATATATTAAATACTATGGATAACTGGAGTGTATATTTATTATGTTGCTGTGATAATAAACGGACTTATATTGGTGCTTCCAATAATCCAGAAAGAAGATTAAAATGTCATAATGGATTATTATCCGGAGGAGCAAAAGCTACAAATAAATATAGACCATGGAAACATATATGTATTATAAGTGGTCTTAATAAAATACAAGCACTTCAATTAGAATGGAGATTAAAAAAGTGGGTTTCTCCAAAATGCGGTAAATTAAAAACATGCCCTGGTATCAATAATAGAATAAAAAATATTTTTGTTGTATTAAATTTGGAACAATGGACATCAAACTCGATTGGTTCTAATAACATACCTCTACATATAAAATGGTTTATTTCTAATGATTTAATTACAACTAATTTAGAAACTCTACCAGCACATATCACTTATGATTTTCAATAAAAAATATTTAATAAAACTCAATAAATTTAATATTTTTTATGATTCCGCCGCCTTTTTCTTTAAATAGGCAATAGATTGTCCTGGATTTAATCCCTTAGGACAAGTTTTAGTGCAATTCATAATGGTGTGGCATCGATACATTGAAAATGGATCTTTTAGTTTTTCTAAACGTTCTTCTGTAGAACCATCGCGACTGTCTTGAACCCAACGAGATGCCGCCATTAAACTAGCGGGACCCAAATATTTATCACTATTCCACCAATACGAAGGACATGAAGTAGAACAACAAGCACATAAAATACATTCATACATGCCATCTAATTTTTTTCTATCTTCCGGAGTTTGTAAATATTCTTTTCCATTATTTTTCTTACTATCTTCTTTTGGTTCTAACCAGGGTTTGATACTTTTATATTGTTGATAAAAGTTAGTCATATCTGAAACCAAATCTTTTACTACATACATATGTGGCAAAGGACGAATTGTTAATTTTCCATCTTCTGGAATACGACACA